AATTATGGCGGTGGCGGTGGCGGTGGCGGTTCTAGGTCCAGAACCAGTGTTGCTGCCAGTGGGGGCGGTCAGAGTCTTACCTACTCTGTTGGTGCAGGCGGGGACGGACAAGGATCTCCCAGCTTTTCTGGCGGTCAATCTTCTGTCAGCGGCGGTCTGATAACCACGATGACTGCTGGCGGCGGAGTTCCTGGCGTTTCTGCTGGGTTCAGCGGTGGCGCTGGCGGCTCTGGTGGCACTGCTTCCGGCGGCAATGTTTCTAACAGTTCCGGTAGTCTTGGTGATACCGGTGGGGCTGCGTCGGGCGGGCAAGGCGGCGTTGATTTCAGTGTTGGTGGCGCTGGCGGTGTTGGGGGTAGTAATCCGGGTGGTGACGGCGCGGACGGTTATGTGAAGTTTACTTACACGTAGGATAGTTAAATGGCGTTTGATCCTGCAAAATTTTAATAGAAACATTTATAGATTAATAATTAAGTAATAACGAGTAAATGATAAGGCAAAAAAATGGCAGTACCATCATCAAGAGCAGATTTTAAGAAGTATTGCCTAAGAAGGCTAGGTGCTCCTGTCATTGACATCAACGTGGATGATGATCAGGTCGAAGATCGTATTGACGAAGCTCTAACATTCTTCTGGGATTACCACTTCGAGGGTGCTGATAAGCAGTATTATAAGCATCAGGTAACTGATACAAATATCACTAACAGATATATTACTTTACCATCAAACATCATTGGTGCAGTAAACATTTTTCCAATCGGTCAGTCTCTCTCTACTAATAGCATTTTCAATATTCGTTATCAGATTAGCTTGAATGATCTTTATGATCTTACATCAACAACGATGGTCCCTTACTATCAGGCTATGCAGCATATTCAGTTCCTAGAGCAGCTACTAGTTGGTCTCCAGCCTATTCGGTTTAATCGTTATGATAATAAGCTTCATATTGATACTGCTTGGGATAACATTAATGTTGGTGATTACATTGTTGTAGAAGCTTATCAGATTGTAAATCCCACAACTTATGGTGCAGTATTTGGTGACCGTTGGTTGATTCGCTACACCTCTGCTTTAATCAAGCGTCAGTGGGGCGATAACATCACCAAGTATGATGGCGTTCCACTTCCTGGTGGTCTCAAGTTTAATGGTCAGAGAATTCGTGATGATGCTCAGAAAGAAGTAGAAGCATTAGAACAGGAAATGTATACGACTTGGAGCCTACCAGTTGGCGATATGATCGGATAAGATCATGGCAACTAATTTCTTTTTTAGAAACTCAGACTACTCTCCTGAACAAAATCTAGTAGACAGCTTGGTCCAAGAGATGATCAAGATTAATGGTACAGATGTTTATTATATTCTAAGAGATACTAATGGCATTGACTCTCTACTTGAGTCAGCACCTAATTCTCTTTTCAATATTGCTGTGCCTATGGAAATGTATATCAACTCTTACTCTGGGTTCCAGGGTGAGGGCGATTTACTTACCAAGTTTGGGTTAAGTATTGCTGATAAGCTAGTGCTTTCTGTATCACGTTCTAGATTCGGTGAAGACATTGGTTCTATGTATGATCTTATTAGACCACGTGAAGGGGACTTAGTATTCTTCCCATTCACTAAGGGTATTTTTGAAATCAAGTTCGTTGAACAGGAAGATGCTTTTTATCCTGTAGGTAATCTGCAGTATTTTGAATTACAGCTTGAGAAGTTCAATTACAATAGTGAAAGATTTAATACTGGAATTCCTGAGATTGATTCTACTCAGACTTCATACTCTGTTGCTGATGACAACTTCGCTTATCTAACAGAAAATGAATTCGAATTAATTACTGAATCTGGCTATGATATAGTTACAGAATATTATGCAATGGAACTATCAGATCCTGTTTCTCAAAATAAGGTCTTTGATACTGAGACACTTGACTTTATTGATTTTAGTGCAACTAATCCTTTTAGTGAAAGCTTCTAATAATGTTTGGTAAAAAATATTATTTCGGTTCGTCAAGAAAATACATCGCGCTATTTGGCTCGTTGTTCAATGACATCATTATTGATCGAGTAGATAACTCAGACAACACACTACAGACTTTAAAGGTTCCACTATCATATGGTCCTAAAGATAGATACCTTGCAAGGATAAAAGAGAATCCTGACTTACAGCGTCAGATTAATCAGATCCTACCTCGTATGTCTTTTGAAATTAAGAGCATTGAGTATGATCCTACTAGGAAGTTGAATAGCGTTGGTAAGAATAGAAAGTCAGCTGCTGATACAGCAAGTCCTATTACTTACCAGTTCAATCCTGTACCTTATAACTTTAATATCGATCTTGCTATTCTTGCTAGAAATCCTGATGATGGGTTAAGAATTCTTGAACAGATCCTTCCCTTCTTTAAACCAGAGTGGACAACTCAGATTAACTTAATTCCTGAAATGAATATTCATATGGATATTCCTATTGTATTAAAAAGTGTACAGTATGCAGATACCTTTGTGGGAAATTTCAGTGATAGACAGGCGATCATATGGGATCTGAACTTTGTGCTTAAGGGTTATTTGTATGGACCTGTTTCTTCTGCTGGTATTATTAAAGAGGTTGATGTTAATTTTTATGTACCAACAACCAATACTGCAGCTGAGGGTATCAGCGTAACATCTATTGCTGAATATGTAACTATAACACCTGGACTTGATGGTAATGGTGCACCAACAAGTAATGTTTCTATCTCTATTCCCGTATCTCAAATCTCCGCTAACAGCGACTATGGATATATTAAAGACTTCTTTACAAACATTGGATAATACATTATGGCTAATACGCAATCAATATCAAATGCCCTTGGCATAAACTTCAGCGCAAATACGGATTCTACAGATCCAAATACCATTTTTGTTCAAGATAAAAAAGCATCTAAAGCAGAAAACGATTATGAGTTTGCTCGTGGGAATCTTTATTCAATCATTGAGAATGGCCAGCGTGCTCTTGATGATATGATAGAATTTGCCAAACAAGCCCAGCATCCTCGCGCATACGAGGTCGTTGGTGGATTAATTAATAATCTTGTTGATGCTAATCAGAAGCTACTCAATCTATCTAAACAAGTCAAAGAGATTACCGACAATGCACAGCAAAAAGAAGGTGGTGACACTATCAACAATAATCTGTTTGTAGGTAGCACTGCGGAGCTTCATAAGCTTCTAAAGGGTGATAATGGCTAACGATAATTATTTAGGAAACAAAAATCTCAAGAGATCCTCAGTTAATATTGAGTGGACTAAGGAACTGATTCTAGAATACCAAAAGTGTTCTGATGATCAGATTTATTTCATTAAAAAATATTGTAAAATTGTAAATGTTGATAAGGGTCTTGTCAACTTTGAGTTGTGGAAATTTCAAGAAGAAATGATCCACACTTTTGAGGACAATAGATTCTCTATTGCAAAGATGCCTCGTCAGGTCGGTAAAACTACCACCGTAGCTGCCTATTTGCTTCACAAGATTCTGTTCAATGAAAGCTATAGAATTGCTATTCTTGCTAACAAGGATCGTGGTGCTAGAGAAATTCTATCTCGCATTCAGCTAATGTTTGAGCATCTACCCAAGTGGCTACAGCAGGGTGTGTTAGAATGGAACAAGGGTAACATCGAACTAGAGAATGGTTCTAAGATTCTATCATCGGCTACCTCATCCTCAGCCACTCGCGGTGGTTCATTCAACCTACTATACCTAGATGAATTCGCCTTCGTGCCTAATAACATTCAGGATGAGTTCTTCGCATCAGTTTATCCTACTATTACTTCAGGTCAAAACACCAAGGTCATTATTACCTCCACGCCTAATGGCATGAACATGTTCTATAAGATCTGGACTGACAGCGTGAATAACAAGAACACTTATTCTAGAGTGTCTGTCCACTGGTCTATGATTCCGGGTCGTGATGAGAAGTGGCAGAAACAGACTATCGAGAATACATCGCAGCGCCAGTTCAATCAAGAATATAATTGTGAGTTTCTAGGTTCATCTAATACTCTTATTGATGCCTCTAAACTAGGAACCATACCTTACGCTGACCCGATATCTAAAAAAGGCAGTGTTGACAAGTTTGAAGAAGTAATCCCAGGTCACACTTACCTGGTATCTGTGGATACCTCCAGAGGCTCTGGGATCGATTACTCAGCCTTCATAGTGTTTGATATTACTTCGGTCCCTTATAGGGTGGTTGCCAAATATCGAGACAATGAAATCGAGTCTCTGGTTTATCCTACCATCATATACAATGTAGGCAGACATTACAATTACGCATATGTTCTAGTGGAGGTGAATGACATCGGTCAGCAGGTAGCCGATATTCTACTCCATGACCTTGAGTATGAAAATGTCCTTTCCACAAGGTCTAAGGGTAGAGCTGGCCAGAATATAGGTGGAGGTTCTGGGGTTAAATATGGTCTAGGAGTTAGAACCACCACTCAGGTAAAGCGTATTGGCTGCGCGAACTTTAAGAGCCTTGTTGAAAACGATAAAATAATAATTAATGATTATGACCTATTGTATGAGATGTTCAGATTCATTGAGCATAATAATAAATACGAAGCCGAAGAAGGAGAACATGACGATCTAGTAATGTGTTGCGTATTATTCTCTTGGCTCGTGCATCAAGAATATTTCAAAGAACTTTGTGATAACGATGCAAGATTAGAGGTATTGTCCAGCAACCAAAAATTAGTCGAAGAAAACCTAATACCCTTCGGGTTTATCGATGATGTTTGGGTCGATCCAGACGCAATAGATGATACAGACCAACAATTTAATAAATGGTTCAACAATTAAGCTTAGTATCCTGTTTTTATAAATAATACAGTAAGGCGCTCTATAAGCATCTATTTTGGGATAAGGGAGAATTAACAATGGCATTTCAAGTAAGCCCAGGAATTAACGTCAGCGAGATCGATCTCACAACGGTTATTCCAGCAGTTTCAACAACTACTGGTGGTATCGCAGGTATCTTTCGCTGGGGTCCAATCGGTCAGCTAGTTCTAGTTGATTCAGAAGCATCACTAGTTCGTCGTTTTGGCGAACCAAACAGCAGCAACTTCGAAACCTTCTTCACAGCTGCTAACTTCCTAGCTTATGGTAATTCACTATTAGTAAGTCGCGCTGCTGGCACTGGCACTACAGCCAATGATTCTTTCTCCGCTGTCGCCGATATCACTGGTGCAGTAGCTACAGCTGTT